TCATTATTTTCTGATCCTTTTTCATTTTCTTTTTATTAATAATGAATTTCTCAAAATAAGGATTGTCTAGAACTTTGGCAGGAACGTGATTATGGACTGTACGAGTAATCATTTTATATAATTTAAAATCGGGATATCTCTCTTCGCCGTTATTTTTATACATAATATTTTTACCTTTATCATCTTTACACCAATCAATAATAATCCGAATAATAGGTGATTTTATTTTCTTCACATCTTCGTCTTCATCTACTAGTAAATCATATAAGGCACACCCTAGTCGACATAAATCAAAACTATAATTCGGTTCAATGCGTGGTTTTTTATCATTAAAATAGGGTTCGCAGTTATATTGCGTTGCCGCGTCGCCTTTTCGGTGAAAACTATCGCTACATAAAAGTTGACCGCGGAATTTATAAATGGCTCGTCCGAAATCAATGATTTTATAAAGGCGACCATATGTCGGAACTTTATAATGTTTGCCGTCAAATTTATAATAGAGGTACTCTTTATCGGTGGAAATATACATAATATTATTCGTATGTAAATCATTGTGGGTTAGATTAAATTTCGCTTGAAAAGTACATAGCATCATGAGAATTTGCATTATAACTGAACCCCATTCATCATCCGATAAATCGTCGCGCATAATTAAGGAATCCAGGGTGCCTTCGCATCTTTCTAAAGCAATCACTTGTACGGGAAAAGTCGCAATTTTCGCAATTAAGGTGTCTTCTTCATCGCTGCCTGTGCTGCTTGTGCCTGTGCTACTTGTGCTTGTGCCTGTGCTAGACGTTTCATCATGATCATCATCCTCATCACTATCCGCATCACTATCCGCAGCATCATCATCATCACTATCCGCAGCATCCTCATCCTCGCTATCCGTATTAGATGAACGCGATGAACACGTGGATCCACTATTCTTTGTTAAAGATGTTTTTAAAGGCACATTCGCATATTCAATAACTATTTCATTTGTTTCATTTTGTTCATTTGTTTCATTTTGTTCATTTGTTTCTTTTTGTTCATTTGTTTCTTTTTTATCATTTTGTTCATTCGCAAAAATAGTATCCAATTGAGTTAAATCTTTAATATCGGATAATTCCAATTCTAATATTGTTTGTTCGTCACTGAATTGTAAACGTTTTTTACAGTTTCGCGTATTAATATTTTCTAGATTAAGTACATTCTCCACGGTAAATAATTTCCCATTATTTTGATTAAAAAAAGACGATTCATACATATATTCCATATCGTCGAATACATTAATTTCAAAATCAGTTTTCATGCCTAAATAGGATCCATAAAAATCTAACCCGTGTAAAAAATCGTGCTCATGTAAGATTTGACTAGTTAAATAAGTAAAAAAACTATCCACATAAGCAGCATTATTTGGATCGCGCACTTTTGGATGCGAACTAGTATTATTTTCAAAATCGGGAAGATTTAGCAAATTAACATTAGACATGTCATATTTGCCAATTAAATATTTAATCGGGTCAAGTAATGGACTATATTTAAAGAATACTTTCACGTCCATCGTAGCAGCAGTAGCAGATGATTCGTTTGAGAAGACAATACCGTCGTATTTATTATAAGTTTCTCTACTATTTACCTTTTTCAGAGCAAATTTATGGTTAAGACTAATATTGTTATAATTAGTACTATTAAGACTAAAAAAATTGGTATATAAGGGTATATAATTTTGGGCTTGTTGGACTAAATTTATCTTTTCTAAAGTATTAAACAATTCACGATTATCTCTTTTTTTATATATAAACTCCATTTACTTTGCTAGATATAAATTATGGCATATTTTAACTAATTAATTTTATTTTAAATTAATTTTATTTTATATGCTATAATTAATTTTATTTTATATGCTATAATTAATTTTATTTTATATGCTATAATTAATTTTATTTTATATGCTATAATTAATTTTATTTTATATGCTATAATTAATTTATATGTCTTGCGGACAAAATAGTTGATTTTTATATATATATTGAATAGATGACCTTAGAACTTAAAAAATTCAATATGCGGGATATTAGTTTTCGCCCCGATGAAAATAAAGGTCCCGTCGTCGTGCTTATTGGACGGCGTGATACCGGTAAGAGTTATTTAGTCCAAGATTTATTATTTTATCACCAAGATATTCCGATTGGCACCGTCATTTCTGGCACAGAAGCAGGTAATGGATTTTACGGATCCCATGTGCCGAAATTATTTATTCACGATGAATATAATACTGCTATCATCGAGAATATTCTTAAACGCCAAAAAACGGTTTTGAAACAAGTGAAGAAAGAGCACGAACAATATAAACGGTCTAATATCGATCCGCGCGCTTTTGTTATTTTAGATGATTGTTTATATGATGCGACATGGACGAAAGATAAAATGATGCGTTTGTTATTTATGAATGGTCGGCACTGGAAAATTATGCTAATTATCACCATGCAATATCCTTTGGGTATTCCACCCAATTTAAGAACCAATATTGATTATGTCTTTATTTTGAGAGAACCGTATATTGCGAATAGAAAACGCATTTGGGAAAATTACGCAGGAATGTTTCCGACCTTTGAATCATTTTGTCAAGTTATGGATCAATGCACAGAAAATTTTGAATGTTTAGTCATAAACAACAATTCGAAATCAAATAAATTACATGATCAAATCTTTTGGTATAAAGCAGAACCGCATGGCGATTTTAAATTAGGTTCTAAGGAATTCTGGGAATTGTCGAAAGATTTTAATTCAGACGATGAAGATGATGCTGCCTATGACCCCCAAAGTTCAAAAAAACGCGGCGCTGGTCCGAAAATTAGCGTGAAGAAAACGAAATGGTAAGTGTAAACAAGTAAAAAATGAACAAGTAAAAAATGAACAAGTAAAAAATGAACAAGTAAAAAATGAACAAGTAAAAAATGAACAAGTAAAAGTATTTTAAATTTTATTATGTATTTTTTCAGAAATACATTTATTTTTTTTGATAAAATCTTCAAAATTTAAATCTTTTTTAAAATCATAACGGCATTGATGGTTTTCTGGTAGACGATGCATTATACAGTAGGTTAATTGACATTTACATTTACCAATAATTGAAGCAGATAAGGGTAGTTTTTTATTACAATTAAAAGACTTACATAGATTATCGCTGGCAGACGCAATTACCGAGGCAGTAGTAGCAGAGGCAGACGCAGTAGCACTAGCAGAGGCAGACATTCTATAAATATATAAATTATTATATATTTATATGAGTTTAATATTCATTTATTTCATTATATTTATAATATTTATAATATTTATATGCAAAAGACAAGTATAAATGTGACTACTGGATGGAATATGATAGGCAGTTCATACGGTACAATTATTAGTGATCCAAGTAATATAATTATTACCTCAACATTAAATAATTTTAATAGTAAACGATATATAATACAAATTTCTAATTTACTAAATGGGAGTAATAATGGTTATTGGTTAAAAAGTAAAGCAGATGGACAAATATATTTAGATCATAATAATTATAATAGCAATGAATATATTTCTGTAGTTAAAGGATGGAACTTAATTTCAATATCATATTCTGGTAAAATTAATAATACTACAGGGAATATAATAAGAAATAAATTGTATTTTTATAATATAAATACTTATTCAAAAACTACTGATTTAATAATGGAGGCAAATAAAAGTTATTGGGTAAAGTGTATTGTACCTGAACAAATGCGCGTCATACCGAAATTTTTATATACAGCGGGTACTATACATGTGAATGGTATAAATAAAAATGTAGTTTTTTTAAGTGGTACAAATGATCCTTCTGGTTCGTTTAATATTCCGCCAGTTGTTGAAATAAATAATATTATTTATAATATATACATTAATTCTAATGCTTTTTACGGGATCTCTGGATTTACTGGTAATTTAATTATTCCCGACAATGTTATTTATATTGGAAATAATGCGTTTAGATTGTGCTCTGGATTTACTGGCAGTTTAACTATTCCCAAGAGTGTCACAACCATTGGGAATACTGCATTTAGAGAGTGCACTGGATTTAATGGAACTTTAACAATTGAAACTGGTTCCGTACTTTCAACAATTGGGAATGAGGCGTTTGGTGCATGTAAATTTTCCGGTGGCAGTTTAATTATTCCCAAGACGGTGACTAGTATTGGAGATTACGCGTTTGGTGGATGTGGAATTACTGGGTTAACATTTGAAACTGGCGGAACAACTTT